AACACCAGCGTTGGCTTTTGCATTCGCTTGATTGCTTATATTTAAGCCGTTGTTAGAAGCACCCTGGAAGCTGAGACCACTATCAGCAGTAAAAATGGTCGCTCTTGCAGTTCCAGAAACATGCAACGGATGATTCGGTGTCGTAGTTCCGATACCTACGTTGCCTGTGTTGTAGTAGAGATCGTTACCTGTAGTAGTCCAAGGGGAGGAATCTATTACAGACCATTCAGTGTTATAGTCTGTTGCGTCGATCTTAACTAGAGCCTGACCAGTGGTACCCCCAGAAGGAATTCCGACGCCATCAGCTCCGTCAGCTCCGTCAGCTCCGTTAGCTCCATCGACACCATTGGTTCCGTTTGTTCCATCACTTCCAGGCTCTCCTTGTGGTCCTTGAGACCCAGTAGCCCCAGTAGCCCCTTGAGATCCTGTAGCACCTACGGGACCTGTAGCCCCTGTCTCACCTATAACACCTTGTATTCCTTGGGGGCCATCAGGACCAATGACCCCTTGGATGCCCTGAGGCCCTGTATCTCCAGTTGCCCCTTTAGGGCCCGTAGGAATAGAGAAATCAAATACAGCATCCTTAGTGGTTCCGCTATTCACAACAACGGCAGCTTCTCCCTCAGCAACAGTAGTTACTGTACCAGCTGTTATCGTAGCTGCATCCCCCTTTATCCCTTTCTCTGTTACCGTTACCGTAGTCGGTGCTGGCACCGTTATGCTCACCTTATTGGTGTCGCTGTCGAAGTTTATAGCCATTAGTAGATGCTGTAGTATGTGTTGATGTTAGACTGAATAGCAGCCCGCTCAGAAGACTTGTCACCGTCAAGAATAATAATCTCCTGTACGTTACCGCCAAAGGAGTACTGTTGATTATTCCAATTGTTCAGAATCCTATCCCCTCTAAAGGCTCCGATTTTATTGTGTGTAGTACTGCTAACTACAGCGTTCCTTTGGACTGAGTTAATACCTGAAGCGTCCCTTCTGACGTTTAATACCATTTGACCTAATTGATAAAAACGAAGAGTGCCTGACCCGTCGTCGTTAAGGCCGCCGATGTCTTTGGAGCTGTTATTAACTTGTAGATTCAAGGTATTGTCCCTCATCCAAATTCGGTTGTCCAGGCCTGTTTGAGTTCCAAAAAGCATTCCATGGTTTCCGTTGTTTATGGTTTTTTGACACACTATAAAAGCGTCATACTCACCAGAAGCGCTAAACTCAGATTCCATCAACATACCAGCGTCAATTGTTTCTACGCAGGGTTTTCCGTTATCAAGTATTACCGATCCAGCAGAAACGATCTGCGGCTTTCTGCTTGAGTACGTTGTGCTGCTGTCCCAAGAAGCGTCATTACCATCGCCAGTAGAGCCACCTTGTGCCTGATCATACCACTTCACAAGATAACCATCGCCGCTTCCGCAGTGAGTCAAAAGAGCTGTAGTGTCTAATTCAAGGTTAGATGCGAAGCCTATATCAGCCTCAACACCGCTGTCATTTACCACGCGAATAGCGGCGCCTCCGTAGATATGGTTTACAAGCCTTAAGCTATAAGCCACAGAGGTTCCTCCAAAGCCGTTTGAATCGCCTACAAGAAGGCCTGATGAGCCGCGCTGCCCAGAGATAACTATCTTAGTTGATAGCGGTGGGGTTCCTGAAGCCTGAGCGTTTAAAAAAGCGTCAGTAGACTGCGAAATAGCAGAGTCTAAAGATGTGGACGAATACACGGTTCCTTGCGTCCAATCAGCGGCTGTGTCTGGATCGGCAAAGGCTTTGTCAGAATAGTAGCTGGTTCTAGTTAATGTCTGACCAGGAACAGGGAAAGCTCCTAAAATCCTTTTATGATTTCCTTGGCCGTCCGTTCTTGCTGTGTAGTAGTATTCTATATCCTCTGTAGCGCTAGTTATTTTAGCGGTAGCTTCAGTATCAAAAGCGTTGAAATAAAGGTTAGGAGTTGTGTCCAGCAATACTTTTCCAGAAAGCGCTGGCAAAACAATATTGTTTGTACCGAGCATATCGCTCGTGAATATCCACGTCCCCGAATTAGTATTGTTTATATCGTTGGAAGTGGGACCCCCATGTGCAGCAGGGTTGCTGTTATTAACAAACCCAATCGAACGCATGCTTGTACCAAGGACAAAAGAATTATTCTTCGTTACCGCTGGACCAGAGTTAAAACCATTCCAGTTCATAGCGTTCTGGATATATGGTGACCCCATGACAACGCCCCCTAGAAATTTTGTGTCTCCAAGAAGAACTGATCCGCTGACATTAAGGGCCTTAGCATCTATGACGCCTTCAAAAATGGTGTCGTTAGACTGAATTAATCCAGTTCTTTTTAACCTGATTATCTCATCGCCGTAGTTGTACAAAAGAAAAGCGTATTGATCAGAAGCGCTTTTAACAAAATAAATACCCTCCAGCGATGAGTATGTTTCGTTTAATGAATTGTTAGTTTGCCCGTGAATAAAACTTCTGAAACTAGAGGTGTTTAAAGACCTGACGTATGAGAGTGTGCTGATGTCATAAGCTGTAGAAAGATTATACTGATGAATATTGTTGTATGTTGTAGTTACATAAACTACAGACCCATCAGAGTTAAAATCTAATCCTCTTGCGTTTCGATCGACGGTCGAAAATGTTATGTCTTTAGAAGAATTGTAAGTAGCGGTGCTCAAATCCCACGCAGTCGTTAGATCCCATACCCTACATCTTGGTGATGCATCGTTGTCTCCGTCGAGAACGTAAAGGGTTTGTCCGTCTGGAGTAAACCTTAAAGCGGAGGGGTTCCCGTCTTGGGACCCAATGTATAACCTATCGGTTGCCGCTGTTGATATAGTGGATGCATCCCAGGCTGTGGTAGCTGTGTACTCCTGAATTTCATCGCGCTGGGCTCCAACAATAAAGAATTTTTTTCCGTAAGTCGATGAGTCGTTTGCATCATCAGCTATGTGAATTCCATATAGGATTCCCTCAAAACCCCCGCCCCCAATAGAAGATGAACCAGCCAGGTTCACATCAACAATATTAGCAACTGTAGCGCTTTGAAGATCCCAAGCCGTAGCAAGAGGAATCTCATGGATATCGTCTACCCCGTTTCCGACGACGTAGCATTTAGTTCCGTCAGGTTTAAAATACAAATCTCTTGGGTGGCCTTCGCCTAAAGAAAGATTTAAAGAGCTGTCATCCGCAGCGGAAGTGTCTACTCCAAACTCTCTGTACCCTGGCCTCCATGACCTAATGTCGTCAGAGTCAAGAGTTGTAACTAATCCATCAATCCCTACATCGCCTGGCTCCCACTGACTAGCGGTGTTATCCCATACCAACGCCTGGCCGTCTGCTGGGGCTACGGTAGTCGTGTCTACGTCAGACAAGTCTGTGATGCCAGAATTTCCTACATCCCCTGAAGGGCCCTGAGATCCTGTAGCACCTACGGGACCTTGGATGCCGATGCCTAAAGGTCCAGCTTCACCCTGAAGGCCTTGAGGACCCTGGGGTCCAATGTCACCTTGAGGGCCAGTAGGCCCAGCCACAATAGAATCAGCACCTTGCGGTCCTTGAGGGCCAGTAGCCCCTTGAGGGCCCTGAGGACCTGTTGGTCCAGCAACAGTGGAATCAGCACCTTGCGGTCCTTGTGGGCCCTGAGGGCCTACAACTCCTTGAGGTCCAGCCACAGTAGAGTCAGCGCCAGTATCACCTTTATCACCTTTATCTCCTTTCAGCCCTTGAACACCCTGAGAACCTGTTGAACCGACTTGCCCTGCAGGTCCCTGTGAACCACTAGCACCCTGTTCACCCTGTGGGCCTTGTGGTCCCTGAGGGCCAGCAACCGTGGATGCAGCACCTGTGGGTCCTGTAAGGTCAGAAGTAACAAATGATGTTCCGTCAGTATAGTTTATCGTGAATGTACCATCACCATTATCTATAGTTGATAGGACTCCAATCCCAGTATTTCCTTTTTCACCTTGAGGTCCCTTTCTCTCCAGGTTGACAGTAATTTTCGCCATTATACAGCCGTTGAGATATCTTCTTTAACCGTAAAGTTTCCTCTTAGTATAGTTGTCACCTTAGAGAAGCCATTAACATCAACCTTATACTGGAGGTCATAAACAAACCTCCCCACAGGAAGTCTGGATGTAGAGTCAGCGGTAGACTTTAAAACCACATTACCCAGATCATCCATCTCTTCAAAAATAAAGATTGGAGATTCAGCCTCCTTTCTTTCAGATACGCCTTTGGTTTCAGACTCCTTTAAAGCAGAGGCTGCAATCATGGTTCGTTTTTGTTGATTCAATGAAGGATTACTACTTTTAGCGTTAGGTGTTTTTACTTGAATAATAAATTCATAACCACCAGATAATAAAAGAAGGTCAACCCCTTCGCTGTCTTTAAGGTTTAGAAACAACTCAAAAGAGTCACCTCTCTTGCAGGAAATATCTAACTTCTCTGAAACGTCTAAATTTGCTTTCTTAGCCATATTAAATGAGTGGTTGTTGAGGTGGTTGCTGTGACGTCATTGGCATCATAGGGGTGACTGGTTCTTGTATCTCTCCTCGATTTCCGTCCCTCTGAGAGATTAACTTACTTTGCTCTGCAGATTGCTTTTTAACTCGCTTGTCTTTTCTGTCTTCTTTTAAAACCTCAAGCTTCTCTTTGAATTCCTGATCATCAGATCGAATACCAAGCAAGGCCTGAGCTTTAATCATTTCGATCTCTTTCCTGAACCCGTGCTTTACTTGCTCCAACTGAGCCTCTAATTGAGATTCGAGCTGCATCTTCTGAGAATCAATCTGAGCCTGCATCTGCATCTCTTGCTGTCTTGCTTGTGAAGTTGCCATAGCTGATTGCTGCTGAATCTGAGCTTGTTGCTGAGAGTTCTGCATAGCGATCTGTTGATTAGCAGCGATACGCTTCTTTCTACGAACTATGAGAAGCCTCTCGGCTTGATTCACATCCTTCATGTTTCGAATGGCAATTGCATCCTCTATGTCTATCTCTTTCTGCTGAAGAGATATTTGAATGTTTTGCTCTAGGTAAGACCTATCCTTATCCTCCATTTCTTTCACGACCTGAACCCCAAAGTTGTACATAGGGAGATCGCTAAAAGACGATATGACTGACATATTCTCCTGACCTACAGCATTGCTGTAAGCATTAAATATAACAGAATCTGGAGGTAATATCTGAAGGCACTTTACCACATCCTCACAGACCTTCTTGTAAAGAACCATCGAGGCGTTTGTAATGTCATATATAGCATTGTTGCCTGCAGCGATTGCATTCTGCTGGACACCAACTAATGTATCGCCCTTCGGAGTGGAAGAGTCCATCATTTCATTCACCCCAGTCGCATCACGAATCATGCGCAAGTAGTGATTATAAAGACCGATGAGCTCGTTTATGTTTCTGATAGTGTTGCCTATCTCTCTTACTGGAGGGTTCTGGAAACCGCCCTCTGGATTCTTGCTCCTGTAGTAGAACACACCAGTCTGTTCGTAGATGTCATGCAGGTCTAATGGCTCAAGCTCACCACCCTTCCCTAGCTGCACGTTCTCTAAACCCTCTATATCAATGATTAGACCATCTGGCTTAGCCTTAGCTATAGCCTGCTGAATCTTCAGATGAGTCAACTGGAGCATGTCTGCAAATCCAGTACAGCTATCCACCATCGACTTCGGCATCATATTCCGAATATTAGTGGATACAACAGAGTAGGACATCCTAGACTTCGATATGTCCTGGAGATTCTTAGGCGTGTTTTTGGTTCTTCCGTAATTGAATATCTTATTACAACCTAGAACAAAGCTACCCCCGTAGATAGTGGACACCTCCATTTTGTGAGGGTTTCTCTCGTACACACTCCCCTGCTTAGGTGTGTACTCGAATCCCTTCATGAACATATTGGTGTTACCAAACCTGTTCTCTTTTTCCTCGAAGTATATGCAATCTACCGAGACAAACTCAAAGTCAAGTACGTCAACCATGTACTCATCGTACCCGTACTCATTTCGCTGAAGTTTATTGTTGTAGCTAGATGAGTTTAAGTAAGCGGAATTATTGCCATTCTTATTTCTTACGTTAGTAGCTATATCCTTGAATTCACTCTCCTCAAACTCTCCAGCAGAAATTCTCTTTAGCTCCTGTATGGATATTCTCTTTATGTGACCTGCATAAATTAGGTCGTTGAAGTTAGGGTCCTCAGTGTAGCTGTGTATGAAGCTTACGGGATCAACATACTCGGTCTTAATACCTTCATTAGGATCATTGCTTCTCTTAGTGATGGCCATGCCTAAAGCCACGAGGTCGTTAACGCATCTCCTAAATATACTATCGTTAAAGTCATTCCAAGAGAGCGTCATGTTAGTGGCTATCTGAGCGGCCACCTCTGCATCAGTCTTTATGTTAGCCCCTAAGAATATCTCTGTCTCCTCCTCTGAGTCTGGAAGCTTTTCTGGGTCAACATCCATGACCAAACCCGTCTTCTGCTTAAGCTCCATGAGCTGCTTCTTAGCAGCTACTTGCATCTCAATCCTCTTCTTATTTCTGTTTTTCTCAGATGAAGAAAGCGGATCAACTGCCTCTAAGTTAGGGTATGGGTTTTTCGAAAGTATCTTATTGACAACCACTCGAACAAACTTAGGGAGTATAGGTACTGGGGTGTAATCCAAGTTAAGTAGACCACCGTCACCATCATTTGGGTCCAATGACCTGAGAAGCTTCTTGTATATGTTAGTGTCTTGTACGCCATTGGCGTAATCCCTGCTTCTCTCAAAAGTTGCCGTTCGTTTCCCGTGTATGGAGTTTGCTTCGTCGCTTTTCCCCCATTGAGATTCTATCGCCTTAGCATACTGCAAACCATATTCATTGCTTTCCTTCTTCGAAGTTTCCGCCAACGGATCTGGAAAAGAAGTTCCCTTCTTCTTGCTGTATTGATTATTCATGTTTCTATTGCAATGTATGCGTATTTTGCAAATATAATAAATCCGTATTAGACCTTATATCTCCTGAAAAAGCGCTTGTCAGAGAAGCTGGATTTAAGTTTCTCCTTTTTCACTTTTTGAGCAGCCAGTAAAGCCAACCCAGAGCTGATGGTTAAGTCAAACTTAGTTCGCTTGTCTATCTTGTAGCCAATCCAATCTTCTAGGGTTCGGTTAAAATACATCTTTCCGATTTCTCCAGTCTCTATGTTTACACCAACATGATCATGAATATAAGTTTCTATAGCGTGAGCATGCGACTGTATGACATCCTGTGAGTTAGACGGTATACCTTTTGTCCTTACACTTACTGATGAGTTCCCTGTCTTCAGGTGATCGGGTCTATCCATGAGGTAACCATCGTAACCCCTTGATTCAAAGTACCTTGCAATACCGTACTTATTGTTCTCTATAAGTAAAGGATACCCGTAAAAGAAAGCACACATCAAGACATCCTCGTAGAATATACTGGCAAGGTCTGGACGTGATGCATACTCAGCTACGAACATATTGGGAGGTGCATCCATGCTAAACTTATTGTACATATGAAGAGCGCCTTTCGATCCCCTACCATCAACCGTAGAGTCTAAGTCGTAAGAGTCAACACCTCCACAACCTATGTGAGCGTTAGGCGGAATAGGCTTACCCCTATTGTCAGACCTTTTATTCTTCAAATGATCTGGTGGAAGCCAGGCAACCCTGAATCTGCCATTAGGGTCTGGAGAGAAGGCTACCTCCTCGTCTTTTTTTCTCCATATGAAGTTACCCTGTATTACTGGGTTAGGGTATAGATCATCGTTGCTTTCTATTTGCTGATATATCTTACCTATATTAAATAGGCTTCCTTCGATGCTATCTCTAAAAGCCTCATCCTCTGTGAATGGAAACTGCCTAATTATCTCGTTGAGTTCAGATGGATCATCCTTGAATGACTTGCGCTCATTTTTCAAGTATGTCTTACTCCCTTGGTCTATTAGGTCTCCATCTATACCATATATGTCTACGCTTTGAGAAGGATCCTCAACAACAGCATTACCGTAAGCGTCAAAGAACCCCTCTAAAGCCTCGTAAGCTGGTATAAAAATTCTGTAAAGCCCAGACCTGGTCCTTCCGTTATTATTCCTTTCTGAGGCGTCAGAATCGGCCCAAAGGCCCTTGTACTCATCCCCTCCCTTGCTCATTGGATTAACTGTACTACCAACGAGCGCCTTACCTATGATCTTCTTACCTACAATGAGACAGGTTCTTTCGATCCTCCATGCTTCCCTAATGTCAGTAGGTTTCTCCCACTTGCCAGCCTCATCGAGGTAAAGCATGTGCAGCTTCTCACCGTCATATGCATTATTAGTGGTGTTCTTCCAGTTTATAACAGAATTCAGTGCATCCCCACGCTGAGAGGTCTTATTGTTCTTTGTGATACGCTTAGATGGCTCACGAAACGCCAGCTCCATACGGGGGTTTGTGGTACCGTCCTGGATTGGCTTGAAGAAGAATGGGTAGCTACGAAATATCGCAACTACCTTCTTCATGAATATGTTCTCCTGCGAGTCCTTACCAGTCTTCGACTGTATCCCAAGAAGCTTCTCTTTAACTTGCGTAGCTTCATCAACGAGTACAGCAGAGCATATATTAGTGTAGCCAGAACGACGGCACTTAGTATAAAGCTGACCGAAACAACGAGGATCAGCTTCACAAGCAGCCATGTGCGTAAAGATTTCTCTTTGGAAATTAAGGTATGATGGGTATCCGATATCAATTTTAGACCATTGTAGAAACATATAGTGTCTCCCTGTAATATACGTAGGCTCCCCATTATTGTAAAACCAAACACCGTCACGCCTACGCTGAAACTCCTGTTCGATGTAAGAACGAAACTTGTTCCGAAACTCGGCAGGCTTTTCGAGCCACTCATCCATGCTGCGTATCCTTTGCAGTTCTTGGGGCATAGGAATGCGCTCCCACATCTGCAGCTTTTTTGCTTTGTCATGGAAGAGGATTTCAGATCGCTTCGGTTTCTTTGGTAGTATAACGAGTAACCCGTGGAGCTCGACATGCTCTCCCTCTGCACCGTTAGGGTCGATCTTAATCCCTTTATCTTCATATCCTTCTATATCAATTAAATTCATTATAAATAGGAAATTTAATCCCAACGGTGTTTTGCATCATTCTAAAAGCTTCAATATACCTTGATATATTACCTTCACTGTGAAGGGCATCCTCTTGAAGCCCGTAATCAAGGTATCTACGTTGCAAATCAAGGAAGCAGTAAACGCCAGGGATTGAAATCTCTGCAAGCTTAATTCCTTTTGAATGAAAAAAAACAGAGAGATAAAAATCGTCAGACAAAACAACGCACTTGTGGTCTGGGAGCGTTTTATAAAAGTCACCAAGACCATCAATGTCCTCAGCGCTAACACAAACGCCAGCAAAGCCTTCAATGATTTGATAATTATTAATAATCCTTTCGTTATGGTATCCGATGATCTGTTTGTCATTTATTGATTTAATAATTGAAAAACAAGAAGCGGAAACTGCTAAATTCAAGTCAGAGCAAAACATCATTGATTCTATCATCCTTTCTGGATACTCAATGTCATCGTCAATGTATATGTATTTAGAGGCTTTAATACCCTCTTTCTTACAGTATGATGGAGTTGGTACAATCTTGGTTCCAGGCCCAAGGTCCTTTTCTATAACGTTTAAGGAGACCTTTTCCTTTATGAAAGACGGGACATCATAACTCTCTTCACCCCTGTATTTTTTAGGTATGTTTAAAAGAAAAACATCAGGGGGAACAGATTGATTAAGTATGGAGTCAACCATTCTTTCACATAAGTTAATTCTTTTCGGGGAGGTAGTAAAAGAAACCACTATCATTTTACCTTAAGTTCTAATTCTTTAATTTTCTTCTGAAGCTCCTTTGACTTTATGGTGTCTGGATTATTCTTGAGCAGGATCTTATATGAAGCTATAGCGATGGGGTAGAACCCGCACTTCTCAGCTGCCAGACCATAATACCTTGGGAACATATCATTGATGGCTTCTTCCATCTCAAATAGCTCTTTACTCTCTCCAAATACCTGTATAGATTTTACTGTCATGTCCCCATAAGTAAAAGCCAAGAAGTTCCTCCCATCCTTAATTAACGCGCTCATGAGGGCAGATGGAGCCTCTTTCCTGTAAGGCATATACTCCCAAGCCTTAGATAAGGCTTCAATAACCTCGATCTTTGGTTTTTTTAACTCAATCATAATCGAAGCTATCCTGTACAAGGAGAGATATACTTCCTCCCTGAATCCTCCCATTGATGACCTTTTAACGTAAGCCTCCATGGATTTCTCATACTCATTAGCATCTCCATAGCACTGCCCTAAGTAAAACCAACCTCTAGTATTTTCAGGGTCTTTCAATAAATCCTCCTCTATAATCTTAGCGTCATTTAAGTACTTCTCCTCTTCTGTAGCGAATCGCTTAAGGGGGGAAGCATTGGCCTCAATAAATAGATTTGGGATCATCGCCTGATTAGAGTCCTTAGGGATGATAATATGTTCATGCATGACTCCTTTATATCTCCAGCCCGTAGAGGAATCGACTATTAGGCATCTTTTAAATTTACTTGAATTAATCCTAAAGTAAGAGTAGTATGCTTGATACTTATCGCTTAAGAAATCCATTGAGAAGGACTTCTCTGGAGTGAATATATCATCCGCATCCATAAACATAACGTAATCCCCCTTGGTCTCTGCGATCTCTAGAGACTCATTCCTGTTGTGAGAGAAATCCACCCAGGGACGCTCATGTATTTCCCCAGGTACTTTGAATCTGTTCTTCATCAGAGATTTGATCTTCTTGACGGTTTTATCCGTAGACCCTGTATCTATGATGACCCAATAGTCGATATACTTATAGACGCTCTTCAGACATCTCTCGATATCCTTCTCTTCGTCCTTAACGATCATACTAAGACAGACTGTTGGTTTTTTCATTTCAATTAAATTAGTACACCAGACAGGGCTCGAACCTGTGACCGTCTGCTTAGAAGGCAGATGCTCTATCCAACTGAGCTACTGGTGCGAGTGCTCCCTCCAGGACTTGAACCTGGGGCCTGCCGATTATGAGTCGGATGCTCTAACCAACTGAGCTAAGAGAGCTTAAAGTTTACCTTTAAGTCACACACCGTATTGTGCTGATTATCAAAGTTATAGTCATCCCAATAGATAAGTCCGCTGGCTTCATTTTGAGAATCTTTCTGCGAATCCTCCTGAGTAGTCTTTGGCTTGTTCGATTTCCCCATTATTGTTTAGTTCTTTAACCATTTGTTCTAACCTCTGTCGCTCCACCAAAAGCTCTTTGCAGTCGATAGCAGTTTGCTTTATGGATTGGAGCTCGGCCTTACGCGCAGACCCTCCCGCCTCTGGATCGACTGGCTTCTTTATCTCCTCGATCATATTGTTTATAGCCTCCTCCATGCTATGCATGAGCCTCTTAGCGGCACTTACAGTAGTGAACTTACTTGCCATAACCAAGAACAAATATCGGAGTCTTAGGTCCTAAGTACCCCCCAGCTATATTGTACTCAAAGTGCTCCATAGCATCCTCGTCAGTCATCTCATCATCCTCGCAAAGGATGGCAATGATCTTGCCTATATCATATACAGCCCTTGAGACATCGTGAGCCTGGTGGCTAATACCTATAACAGCATCATCAAACCCATCAGCAAGCAAACACTCCTCCTCCTCTAGCAAATGCCATAGGTGGTCTCTATCCATTTCAAACATATCAATTAAATTTCCTTGTAAAGTAAGCGATCTGCTGGAGTTCTGTAGTACTCCTCCCCGTCTATTTTTATGCGGTAGTCCAGGTTCTTTTTAAAACCTACTACATCACCCACCTCTAATCCTAGTTCATCCACCCAAGGCGCTTTAAATGCAACCATGCCCTTCGTGACAGGCTTATCCTTGAGTTTAATAACTTCGATAATAGTTGACTCTGGCTCTTCTTCTTCTTCCACTCCCTTGAGAAGTGCCCACCCCGCCAGCGGATGTATCTCATTAGTCTCTTTAGACTTGTAAGCGATAGCTTGATTGCTAACGACGTTATCAGGATCGAAACGTACAAGGTAGTGATTATCCTCACCAGTAAGAGGCTGACCATCATTAACAACAACGAGATGATGGAAGTAAAGAGTATCACCAACTTTGACTCCTGTATCGTGTTTAAAAGGCGCAGCCACAACGGGGCCTTCTGTAATTCTTCTTTCGAATTCATTGAATCTGGTATCTACATAAAGTTCTAGACCACTATCGGTCGTGATTGTGTCGTTGAGTGTCTTATCGAGCTCAACCACAAACAAATCAAATGTTCGCATTAATTAAAAATTTAAATCGTACTCAACTATGCAGGGCATGCTGTCCACTGCCTTCCACAAAAGTACATCATTTTCCGTCTTAATGTAAACTAAGTACCTTGTGGTTGAGTAATTATATAGGTGTCTTTCATCCAATATAATGGAGCTGACATTCCCCAATCCTGCTCTCATACCTACATAGTATGCCATACCGTTCTTAGGGTCCTCCCCTATAACGATCTTTCTAATAAGTCCCTCCATAATTAATTTAATGATATGCCCAGATCGCCAAGGAGGTCATCCAAGGAATCCTGATCGTCTTCTCTGTAGGCGGAGTCCATTACCTGCTTAATTGTCTCTAGCTCCTCCCTGCTTTCCAGGTTAAAGCTGTACATGGTCTTCATCTCTGCGGCTTCGTCACCAAACTCGATAGCGTCCAGGTCAATAACACCGACTACAATTGATGACATAGTTCTATCCTCCATCTTAAATTCACGTATAGTGTCCTCCATTTTTTTTACTAGGGAGTACATCTCGGCGAAGAAAAGAGTGTCGTCTGAGCTCATAGTTGTAAATTTGTTTAAATCAAATATACGACAGAATACAGATGCCTAAATCGACAGTAAAGAAATCAAGATTGTTCAGGGAGCACTCTAAAATGCCAGAGAAGTATTTAGGTAAGAACTACCTAAAGAACCTCAGGAACGTAATGAGAGGCTTTTTAGAGAGGAACGAAGATCTCACTAGAGCTCAGTTCTTTTTTATGCTGTTCATATACGACCTGGAGTTCTTTACTATAAGCTGGGCAGCAGAAGAATACGGATACAATAGGGATTCCCTATCTGACAGGCTTATATACCCTCTCTCAAGGGATGGATATATATATAAGCACTTTGATAAGCTGACCCCATCGCAAACGGCTGATGATCATCTATTCCGAGACGAGACTAAGTATAACTATCGAGTTAGGTATGCGCTGTCTCAGAAAGGCAGGATGGCGGTTCAGAGGTTCTACAACAGCTTTTAACCGCTGCAATTCTCACAACCTTCTGGTGCGTGTATGTTGCAAGTGATCTTACCGCTCTTTACTTTATTCTCTGTTTCCTTGACTCTATCTTGATCCAGGAAATCCACGTTAAAGTCTTCTTCTTTTTCTCGCATATCTGTTAGTTTTTAAGGTTGGCAAATATACGAAAAACAATACTATCTGTTTGGTCAGAAATTGCTGTAGTAAACTCCCTTGGAGTCTCTAAAAGCTCTCTTTATTTGGCACCTATTACCTCCTGATTCTTTGTATGACACATGAACCCAGTCAGGGCTATCGTCATCCCCGAACTCCCAGATGAGTTGATCCCATTCCAGGTTGCACTTTATGTAATTAAATATATCAGCATTGGTTATCCCTCCATGGATGTCCGCGTCTATATCAAGAGCCTCCCCGATCATATGCTGAGAGTATTTACTCCCCCCAACAGCTCTGTTTAATTCTTTACACCTGAATCCAGAGGTAATCCCAATAGGTAAACCGAAATGATCCCGAACTGGCTGAAATATATTATCAGCTACTGCCTGTAGGTTGTGTATCGCCCATTGGTCTGGGGTATTGTCTATCCCTCTTCTGATTGCTGTGTGGGACATCAGCGCCTCTTTGAGCGTTAGATTTTTGCTTAACTTCATTGAATTTATTCTTCTCTGCAATATACGCAGGGTTGATCCGCTTAAGCCTCGGATTGAAGTAGTTTTTACTTCCCAATATCTCGGATCTGACGCTGTATCATAGCGATATCCTCGTTTCGGTCTTTAACCGTGCTGTAATTAGTCCTGGGATCGTTAGCTATTCGTAGTTGATTCTTTAAAGCCTTAAGCTTATCAGATTTAGGGTCACCGTTAACACCACCCTTCTTGTATTTTTTTTTGACGTTCATTACGTTGTAGCTAAGAACATTTCTAATTCACAATCAGATCCAACACCCATGGCATATATAGCTTCTATGTTCAACATGCCTGAGTTAATGGTAGACGCACTGTCCAGTGCTGGGTTTTCTGTTGATGTAGTTGACTCAGCAAACATGGAGTCATTCCCAAGTATGTAGCTCTCGCCTGGCTCTACCCTAACAGAGTATTGATCCCCATCCGTGTCTGTAACGAATCTAAGCTGTATGTTATTCGACAGGTCTAGGTTAGTAAACCTAAGGAACTTAAGTGATCCAGTGATTATAGTCCCAGCCGCAACAGCAGAGTCCAAGAGGAGTAAGCTCTTCTCGGCATCCTGAGGCAGGGTAACAACCCTGTGCTCTGCATTATTCACCCCTGGTATAGCGATGTAATTGCTGTTCCCTATGTCCTTACCGTTCAGGACTAGTTCTTCTTTAATTGTAACCTTTAGAGTTGCCATAATTAATAAGATTCCTTTGTTAATTCAGATATCTTCTTTTTAAGGTCTAAAATGTTAAACCCGTAGCTTTCCATTTCTTTCTCCGCCATGTCTAGAGCTTCTTTTCTTTCTCTAAGGAATCTATTTCCTACCATGTCAGGTGAGAAACCAGTTCCGCGAGCTATTTTTTGAACATCCTCGTACTCATCATAAGCTTCTTCGTACTTTTTAAGAAGGCTGTTTAATTCCCTTCTATTAAGATCGAGATCACCCTTCATCTTAGTAAAAGGTCTAGCGCCTTTCGCCGCTTGCTTTGCAACAGCCTCACCTGCCTCACCAACACCTTTCTTTATAGCTCTTACGCCAAGCTGACCAGACCCCAGGCTAAGTAAATCAAACAAAGGATCTGTAGTTTCAACCCTCCCGCTTGGGAGCTGTCCATCAAACTCACCATCCTTAGTTCTAGCTATAAGATCCATGATCATTCTGTTAGAACCAGGATTGATTGAACCACCACCATAGGCTGTTTCAGGGGCTCTTCGTGGATCCGCTGATGATTCCTTTATAGGGTCTCCATTTCGTCTTAATGATCTCATGACGCAAATATAACTTATTTGTTTTTAAGCAGTCTTACCTTACCACCATATGCCATGTCTGGCTTTTGAGCTGATACTGCAGCTGATCCAGCTACGGGTACCACTAGTGCATACTTCAACCAGTCTGATATGGACTTCTGTAATTTAGGATCGCTAAATACCATCCCGTAAGTCCATTTTCTTGATGATGCTTCTTCGGGTCCTTTAAGTACAAACCTCATCGTATTCGCTACGTGGGTGTCTGACTTACTATAAGTTAAAGAAAGTAAGTGTTTTAACTGGACGGGACTCAAGTCTGAGAAATCCCCAATCATGAGCTTACTGAATGACTCATCATCACCTATGTTTTTAAAGACACCATGCTTGTCATTGAATATAACATCCTCCATAGACTGCCTAAGGCTCATAGCATTGGCTGTCATTTCAATGGGGTGACTTATATACCTAAAATATTGATCTCCTAGTTCCTCTCCGTGATAATCTATAAGCTGTTTGGGGGGAGCTGAATGTGATATACTGGACAGGTTTTCCTTGATCGCTGATCCTGCACCCCAGGTTTCTGAAAGCCCATCGAATAGTTTTGAATCGGCATAGTGAGCTGTCTCGTGAGCTGCAACATCAGACACTATCCTCTCCAGCTCGTCCTTGGGCATGTTTTCATACTTAGGTGATACGAAGAAATCCTCACTCAAATAAGTTTTATCTCTTCCTGGGTAATAAGCCCCTAGCGCTCCGTTATTACCTAACTCATCTAAATTAGCAGGCTCTGGAATTATAGGGTTCTTACCACGATCGAATGTCTTAGGCAAAGCACCTATACCTCTATCATTCTTGGAGTACATGGCACTGAAGTGATTCTCTATAAGAGGATCGTCGTAGAAGTCTTTAACGAATCTAACTCCTTTAGCTGTTGCTTTGGATGGGTCACCACCACCACCACCACTACCCGCTGCATCGGCATACATATCTTTGGTGAAATTGCGAGGGGTGTTGGGTGATGAAGAGTTCTTCAAAGGAGACTTCATGGCTCTTACACCTTTACCAATTGACTTACCAGCACCCCCAATTAACTTCATGGCTGCATCACCCACTGGATCAAATCCAGCACCAGCGACTAAACCGAATAGCATGTTTGGGTTTGAAGATGGATCAAATGATGCTGATGCATACTCTCTCGCCTCAGACTCAGTCAATGGCCTGTTCATCCCCTCTAACTCCCTTAACCTATCCTTGGTTGGTAGACCAACAGACTTCTTGACTCTTAATAGCTCACCCCTGGACCCTTCTTTCCAGTTGCCAGTGGCAAGCATCTGATCCCTTTTAATCTGTTGCTTTGACTTCTTAGGGTCTTTAGTTACATTCATACTGCAAATATAATGAAGGCAGTTTTTGTGCCCAGCACAACTTAATTAGTTTGAATGACGCTTCGGAGCTACTGATTTATTACTTACATAAGTAATCCTAAAGACAGCTTCGCAGGTATAAAACAGCTTCGAAGGTTTATCGCTAACAAGGTTTGGCTAAGTTACAACTTTTTTCTTACAAAGTCAAGCCTATAAAGCAGTTTAAGTGAACCCATCAAGGCGTTGATAAACAGCATTTTAAGTGCGGATTGTTAAAACAGTGTTAGTAGAGCACGCTTGAAAAAAAGGTGCGTAACACAGATCTTGGGGATTATATATATACATACACGTAGCGCATACACATCAGAAACGACCTGCGTAAACCCCGTGGGGTATACCCCGTGCAGTTTTCGCCTACGTTTTCAGCTTTTGTTGTTGGTAATACAGCTTTGTATTAGCATTTCTAACTACGTTAGTCAGTGAGGAAACACGAACAATCACCCCCTAATTACAAACACAAAAATCCAGCCGACTCTCACGTAGGGACACATAATGCCTACATAGCGCGGATTTCGCCTGTTTCCGTACGGGATACGTAGTATCCTTCCTGCGTGAGAAATCACGCCGCGAAATCAGTCACCGAAAAATTTGACTTCACTGAACCAATCACCTACCTTTGCCCCGAATCGACACCGAAGTTGGTTCATCTAAATCTCAATCGTATGTCAACATACACACCAACACACTGCCCTGAGACGGGGCGTAAGTTCACTAAGGCTGAAAGAAAGGCTGCTAACAAGGCTCGATACGCTGCAGAGCGTGCGGCACAGACACCCAAGCCCAAGGCACCCAAGGCACCCAAGGCAGCCAAGGCACCCAAGGCAGCCAAGCCTACGATGACCGATGAGCAGCGACTGCTGAAAATGACCAAAGCGCAGTTGGTTTCTCTTATCATGTTCCATGATATTCCTGACCCTGAGCCCACAACCAAGCCCAAGCGTAAGAAAAAGCCTGCTAAGGCTTCCAAGCCTGCTAGGGTGACGAAGGCTGTCAAGCGTCCCAAGCGTTCAAGCGAAGATGGGCTTGAGCAAGCACAAGCACGGACAGCGACTGCCGACAAGGTTGGCAAGGTCAAGAAAACGAAGGTTGTTCACGCTCTGACAGGCAAAGATGCTCAGCCTTTCGAGCCTCGAATGGAGGTGCCTGTGGTGGAGCGTAAGGCATCCAAGCGTGAGCAACTTGCACTCAAGCTCCTGCCAGGAGAGACACCTGAGGAGGGTGTGCGACGCTCGAAAATCCAAGCTGAGCAATCTTCAGCAGAAGCCTCACGATTGGAGGCTGAATCACTCCTAAACGCTGAAGCATGATTAGCCTAAGCACATACCCACTGAAGCGCGTCACCGCTCACGTTAAATCGTGGACGGGGCGTGCGACGGAGGAAGAAATCCGCGAAGGCAAAGCGTGGTATGCTTCAGCCATGGAGTTTGCTGAGTACCTATCGGTAACGTTCAACATATCCAAGGTCGTGGCTGCTGCAGTCATCAGCGCACTCTCACCCAACAACAAGTGGGAGCGCAACAAGATTGATGCATTCAATCTCATCCAAGCCTTCGTGAATGGTGAATCCATGGAGTCTGTCAAGGTATGCACATACACAAACAACAAGCGCAGAGCGTGGGCGATCTTGAGTGGAGATATCGAAATGCTCCGAAAGGCTAGAAAAACTCACGCTTTCGCTCTCAATGTGGGTATGATGGATGAGTCTGTTGTTACGATTGACAAGTGGATGCTTCGTGCCTTCGTGACTACATCGCAGACACCCAAGGACGTACAGACAAGCGTAACGCCCCTGCAATACGACCGACTGAGCGCACACTTCTGCAAGCTGGCACGGAGCATGGGGTACAAGCCTTACGAGTTGCAGGCTGTCATCTGGGTGACCATCCGAAACCGATGGCTCTGAAACCCCTGTAAACACTGAGGAAATGAAAATAAATTTGACATCGGTGTTTGAATGTTGTATATTTGCATCGTCTTCCAAATCAAAATCTCAATTATCTCACACATGGAAAAAGCACCACGCTACTGCACAATCACCAACGAACCTATGTTCGAGGGTTGGTACTTCGAAGGTCTTGGATTCTACTACGTAAAGTATGAAAAGGATGCACTCCGCATCTGTCAGAACTACGACTACGCTACACTGGACGAAGCGTACGAGGATGAGATGATGTACTGGACAGACTGGAATGACATACCCAAGGACGAGTGGGACGAAGCACCCAAGGTACACTGATGAGTCCTGCATGGACGAAACGCTGCGAAGCGTCTGTATCAATCAAAATCTCAATCACATGAGCAAATACGAAAACGGGTACTTACCCAAGATTGCCTACCACATGTTCAAGCAGAACGTGGACAAAGTGAAGTACTTCGAAGGGCGTCAGCTTCAGACATACGGGGCGTTCACAGACGAACAGAGGTGGTGGCTAGTGGATGAAATCCACAGGCTTCATACTCAGGCACACTGATGAGACCTAAGTGGTCGAAACGCTGCGAAGCGTCTGTGTCAAATCTAAATCTCAATCACATGAACACACATAACATTCCCCGACTCCGTGCCTTGCACATCGAGTTTTTCGGTCCAACCAACACCAAGGGTGCAAGAGTCCGAATCAAGGACGAACGCAACAACACCACCAAGTGGCTATCATACGACTATGCGATAGGCGATATCGTAGGACAATCATACACTTACCTGAAAGAGCAAGGAGTCATCACAGATGACAAGGATATATGGGGCATCAATGACCCTGTCGAAATCCGACCCATGCTCATATCACATGACACTCGCCGAGGGTACACCTTGGGAGTCCCAAACTTCGAAACTTCAATCAAATGAGTACATGGAACGAAGGGTACGACTACCCGTCAGATGACGAATGCGAGGAGCGCGATTACTACGATCAGGCAGACGAGCAGCATGACAAATACCAAGACGAGAAATTATGAATAACCATGACAAAGGAAGCACTTGAAGCTATGGCTCACAAAGGCAAAGTAGCAGGTAACGAGCGATGCGTACACTACGCAAAGGCAGGTATGAAGGCGTTAACGCAAGGCAGAGACGTGGATGCTTATGCATACCTGGACAAAGCACGATACGAGTTCATAACATCCATAGAAGAGTTGCCCTTCTAAAACATTGTAAATCAGCGACTTAGAAAAAAAACTTGACAACAGGGTTTAAATGTTGTATCTTTGCAAAGCCAATCGGCACTAATCAAAATCTCAATTACATGAAATGTACACACAACACATTGACCCACTTGCTAGGTGCATGGGACAGACTAGAAGTAATCGGAACTAACCCTGACAATTACAAGTCCATACTCACAAACACCTTACTACCTCACCGCAATGAGTTCGGAAAGAGGCAAGTCAAGATAGCTATCGAGTATCGAATCGAAGAGGGCGGTGCAAGATGCGCTCCATATATATATGCCTTCCTCGTCATGTACGATCAGAACGGACGCCGCAGAAGCGTCATCAAGAATGGCTCATGGGGTTGTCATGGTGAGGATATGATGGAGTTCAAGTTGTGGTTTGCAAAAAAGTTGCGTGATGCAAACGACTTGCAAGAGCAACGCATCGAGAATGCACAGGACAGCATCACTGACTTCCTGTCATAAACATACATAGCGATAATGACCCTGCATGAATACAGGGGACGGCATCGGCAACGATTCGCTTCGAAGGTCTTGGTGGGCTTAGCTTACCTTTAAAATTCAGGGACAGCCTTCGATAACCTCGGCGGAGGGGCGGACACGGTTGAAGGTGGGTTCAATCCCCACTATCGCTACATTGGGCGGTGTTACAAATCACCATGAAGACCACTGCGTGTGGTGTAAGCTGTGGAGTACGAGGCTTGCACCGATGGGAGAGAAACCTAAACATCGTCCTTACGAACCGAGCCGAGAGATGGGCTTCCGCATAAATCGTGGCGGACTGGCAAATACATCTCAGGGTTTTACCCCCTCACCTATAAGTAGGGGGTACTTTTCTTTCAAAATCTCAATTACATGAACAGACCACAAGAACAATACGACAGACTCAATGCAAGGCTACCCTTTGCAGGTGGGTTCGAAACAGCACTCATCGAAGCATGGATGAAGGCTGATGGCACAAACAAAACACGACTTGAAAGCGCATTCAAGGAATTATTAAAAGCAGAGAAATAATGATAAAAGAAAAAACACTTGCGATCAAGTGGAAGGAAACACTTCCAGTAGTTCGAATGCAAACAGCTTACGACACAGTACTCAGGGAGGACAAAGACGTGGTGATGAGCGTGGAAATATGCATTGACCCAAATCACACCTACGGAGGTTGGTACGAGACGTATGATGAGGAGACAGGCGGGGATTATCACGCAGAGGGTGTACTTGAGGTGACATGGGATGCACAAGGTCAAGCATCTCTAGATGGGTACGATGGCTGTTTTGAGTTGCCTGACTACATAGTAAATAAGTTAGTTGAAAACGGAGTAAAAGACAATTTGTAAAACCAACACTATTATGAATGAGAGAACCTTCACTGCCGTAGTTGATTGGGCAGAGCGCATCCAGATGATGACGCAAGACAACGATCTTATCAATGCACAGGATAT